GGTGACTGGGTTGAAGCAGATGATGGTGGGATAGTCCAACTCCTTAAAGTATCTACAAAGATAAAGCATCCACACGATAGAAAGAATTACAAGAACTCACAAGGGTGGGTAAGAACTGTAGTTGGTACGTTTCTTATAAAAGATAAAACATTTATGGATTCAGACTTTGATCAGCATAAAAACAGGTATACATTCTCTAAGACTATCAGACATCCATCTAAGAGAGTTGTTGAAAGAAAGAAGGCGACTCATAAAGAAAAGGAGTTTGCTACACATATAGTTGCTGGTGCAGGGGCCGTAAAGGCGTATATGAATGCCTTTAATGAAGACGATGAAGACAAGGCAAAGAAGAAATCTATAGTTTTACTAAAACAAAGGAGAGTTATGCAAGAAGTAGAGGCAAGTGCGTTAGAAGTTGCAAGCAAACTTGGTATAGACCATGAGTACATACTTAGCAGTTTAAAGTGCATAGCAGACAATAGTGAAGATAATAATACACAATTGCAAGCTGTTAAAGAGCTAGGTAAAGCAATAGGCACACTAGGTGGGCAAAAGAAGATAGAGACAGGTGTTGTAGGGCTTTTTCAAGGCTTTTCACCTGAGCAGCTAGAAGGAGTAAAGAGAAAGTTACCAGAGCGGAGTCTGGAAGATGTTGCCGACACTAGATAGCGATGGCAATACTATTGGATGTCCAAACTGCCCTAATCTTCGTTTAAGAAAAGACGGCTGGCAGTACTGGAAGAACAATAGGAAGAGGCAGCGTTGGTTTTGCACCAGCTGCGGAAAGAAGACTATAGCTCCTAAAATTGTAGAGTATACTAAGTTTACTATATCAAATGTGCCTATAGAAGAGTTAGGCATTGAAGATGTAATAGATTTTAGACAGCAAAAGTATAATGTAAAAGAAAAAGCCTACAGGCTTAAAAAATTAATAAGGGTTGACATAAATATTGGTGGCCCTATTGGTATTTGTCATTTTGGCGACCCCCATGTAGACGATGATGGAACTTCCTTAGCTGAAGTATTTGGTCTTTGCGATATAATCAATAGTACAGATGGCATGTTTGCAGGGAATTTAGGCGATGTACAAAACAATTGGGTAGGTAGGCTCTCTCATTTGTATGGGCAGCAGTCAACTACAGCAAAAGAATCCTGGATGCTTACTGAACATTTCATTAATAAATTACCTTGGATATATTTGATCGCAGGAAATCATGACCTGTGGACAGGGGATGGTGATCCAATAGAGTTTATTATGCGTGAGCATCCAGGAATGTATCAGGCACATGGGGCCAGAATGAATCTTGTATTTCCTAATGGCAAGGAAGTGAGGATTAATGCTAGGCATACATTTAAAGGTAACTCAATATGGAACACTGCTCACGGTGTAGCGAGAGCTGCTCAGACTGGGTGGCGTGATCATGTGTTAACTTGTGGTCATGTTCATACGTCAGGGTATCAAGTACTTAAAGACCCCTCTAGCGGTTTGATATCTCATGCTATGCAGGTTGCATCTTTTAAGAATATGGACAAGTTTGCAGAGAAAATGGGGCTTGATGATAAGAATATATTCAATGCTCCAGTCACTATAATAGACCCTAGATACGATGATGATGACACAAGATTGATAACAACAATTTTTTCCCCCGAAAAAGCAGCAGGTTACTTAAATTATATAAGACAAGAATGGAGGCAAGAGAATGAAGAGCGTAAAAAAGAAGCTCTCTTACGTCAAAATAAAACCAAAACCTAATGTAACAACTACGGACTTTGTATTTCTATGGGTAAGCAGCATAACACCATATCCAAGCACGACATCATCAGAGAAATAAAAAATATCAATAGTCTTATTGGTGTTATGTTTGAAAGAATCTCTGCTATAGAGATGGCTTTTGAAAAGTATCTTGAGATGAAGGGTGATAATGAAGAACTAAAGAAATTTTTAGTTGATAAACCCATTGAAGATAGTCCATTAGGGGCAGGGTTTGCTCACAAAGACGTTAAAAATGAACGTAAACAAGAAAAACATAACAAAAGCAGAAGAAGCACTATCATTAGCCCATAATGATCTTATAGCATTTGGTAAGCTTTTTCTCCCAGATGACTTCTTAAGAAGCGAGACTCCCCCATTCCACTATGAAGTGGCTGATGTAATTGATGATCTTTCAGTTAAGCAAGCTGCTTTTATTTTACCTAGAGGTCATGGTAAGACCATTCTTACTAAAGCATCAATTTTAAAGGACTTTGTATTTTGCCCACCAGACGATATGTTCTTTTACGGGTGGGTGTCCGCTACGCAGAAACTTGCTACCGGAAATATGGATTATATTAAGTATCATTTAGAGTATAATGAGCAGTTGAGATATTTTTTTGGTAATTTAAAAGGGAATAAATGGACAGAAGAAGATATTGAGCTGCGTAACGGCTGCAAACTGATTTCAAAGAGTAACGTAACTGGTATACGTGGAGGGGCAAAACTGCATAAGCGGTATGACTTAATTATATTAGACGATTTTGAGCATGAAGAAAACACTATTACTCCTGAAGCTAGAAATAAAAATGCGAATCTTGTTACTGCTGTTGTATATCCAGCGTTGGAACCTGAAACCGGTCGCCTCCGTGTTAACGGTACTCCTGTACATTATGATAGCTTCATTAATAATTTACTTATCAACAATGAACGGGCATTAAAAGATGGTAAGAAGTTTGCTTGGAAAGTAGTTACATATAAAGCAGTAGATGATAATAATAATCTTCTTTGGGAGAGTTTCTTCACTAAGGAGATAATGGAGAAAAAGAAGAAGTTTTATTATGATTCAGGACAGCCATCCAAGTATTATCAAGAATATTTCATGCAAGTCCAGAGTGAAGAGGATTCTCTTTGGAAAACAAGCGATGTAAAGTACTATGATGGGTATGTTGAGCATGAAGATGGTATAAATTATATATCTATTGACGGCAATAAGACACCAGTAAATGTTTTTATAGGGTGTGATCCTGCTACGGATATTGATACTAAAGGGGCTGACTACTCTGTTATATTGGTTGTTGCTGTTGATGTCAATAATAATACATATGTTCTAGAGTATGAACGTCATAGGTCAATCCCAACACTAGGGTCGAAGTATGATAGTGGCTCAAAACCGGGAGTTGTTGACTACATAATATCGTTATACAATAAATATCATTGCGTTTCAGCTACTGTAGAAGACGTTGCCATGAATAGATCTATTTTCCAGGCACTTAATGAAGAGAGAAAGCGGTTAAATCGTTACGATATTGCTGTAATACCTGAAAAACCTGGAGGGGCGCAGAAAAGAAATAGAATATACAGCGGTTTAAATGGAAGATTCAGTATGGGTACTATATTTGTAAGGGATTCTATGTTTGATTTAATTAACGAAATCCTTACATTTGGCCCCAGAATGGCACATGATGATACCATTGAAGCATTGTATTACGCCTGTTTGCATACCTTTCCTCCTAGTTTTAAGCAGGAAAAGGACAAAAAAGCGTGGTTTAAGCCCAAAAAGCAGGTAAAAAGTTGGATTATTGCATAAAAAATGGTTAGTATAGGTCAAATTAGGAATTTAGTTGAAAAAACCTGTCATAGGATGGGTTCTAAATATGCATCGAATGAAGCTGTTAAATTAGTAGTTGCAACAGGAATTGTTGAATCTAGGTATGAATATATCCGTCAAATGGGTGATGGGCCTGCTAGGTCGTTCTGGCAAGTAGAACCTGCAACTGCAGTAGATAATTGTCAACATTATTTGAAGTACAGGGTTGATTTGATGAAGAATTGTGCTGAAGCCAGTCTTATAGATATTAAATATTGGCAAAATTATGAAGAGCATATATGGGCAGATATCTTAGAAAAGAACATAGCTGCAGGTATCGTTCATTGCAGGCTTAAATATCGAAGAGTCCCTAAAAAATTACCAAGCACGATAGCTGGGCAGGCAGAATACTGGAAAAAGTATTATAATAGTGAAGGCGGAAAGGGCGACCCAGAGCATTTTATAGAATCAGTTAAGAAGTGGATGATGTAATGGCTAAAGAAGATAATTATGGAATAGAACCTATGAGACCGGGAGACTTGTCTCTAGATAGTAAATCAGTAATGAACATTAGTTCAGATAGTAAAAATAAATCTGTGTGGCAATCATATGTTGATATGAATGGTTTTAGACAGAGACATCCAGATTTGTTAGGAAAAAAGAAAAATGCCGGGAAAACACAGGTACAAAAACGAAAGTAGCACTTCATTTGCTAAAAGAGTGAAGAAGAAAGGTAAGTCTAGAAAAAAGGCTAATAAAGCAGCTAAGAGAAAATATGGCAAGAAGTACTAATAAGAAAAAAGCAGAAGTAATCTATCAACTTTTTCAAAGGGCAGATAATGCCTATAGGAGAAAGTGGCAGTCTTCTTCGCAAAAATGCAGTGATTTTTATCATAATGACCAGCTTACAAGAGATGAAATGCAGTCTCTTGAGAATTCTGGTATGCCTAGTTTTACAATTAATAGAATCACTCCTGTTATAGAAATGATGAAATATTTCGCCACGGCTAAGAATCCTAGGTGGCAAGCTGTGGGGGCAGAAGGGAGCGACACAGACGTAGCTGCTGTCCATTCTGATATTGCTGATTATTGTTGGTATCTATCTAATGGCAATTCACTTTATTCTCATGTTATACAAGATGCTCTTATAAAAGGCGTAGGATTTTTTCAAGTTGATGTTGACCCAGATATGGATAAGGGGATGGGTGAAGTTGTATTTAAAAGAATTGACCCTCATGATGTTTGGGTAGACCCTATGAGCAGAGATTTTCTTTTTAGGGATGCTAGTTACATAATTATAAAGAAAGACCTCCCAAAGAATCATCTTATATCTATGTTTCCTCAATTTAAAAGAAAAATAAATGCTGCTGATGGTTCTGCTAATACTGGTAACCAATTCTTTTCTCAAAGAGAGGCTTTTAACTCTGATAGCATACAACCTGATGATATAGGAAATGAAGCCTATGATCCTAATACATCTGAGGAAGATCAAGTTGTTGATTGTTACGAGTTCTATTGTAAAGAGAAATACAAGCTATACAATCTTTTTATACAATTACCTCCAGATTCACAGGGGCTTGAGGAATTGCAAGCTGGTATTAATGAGCAAATTCTTGAAATGGAAAAAGAACTTAGAGTTCAATTAAAAGAGAAGATAATACAGATTGATATGCTTGTTGCTCAAGGCGAGATGATCCCAGAGCGTGGAGAAATTGAAAAAGAAAAATCCCAGAAAGATTTAGAAGACCAGTTACAACAATTTAAAACATCATTGTTGGCTAAATTAAAAGAAGAATCAACTAAAATTGAGAGTCAGGTAGTAACGGAGCCAGAATATAAAGAATTGATTAAGAATGATTTATTCAGATCGACTATTGTTGAAGCTGTCCCATTCTATGATTCTAGAATAAAAATTAGTGTAAGTCTAGGCTCAGATACAATATTATATGAAACATATATGCCTATGTCTGATTACCCAATAGTGCCTATTCCATATATGTGGACTGGTACCCCGTACCCAATGTCTGCAGTTTTACCACTTATAGGTAAGCAACAAGAAATAAATAAAGCCCACCAACTGATGATTCACAATGCAAATTTGGCATCTAATCTCAGGTGGTTATACGAAGAAGGTTCTGTTCCTGAAGAAGAGTGGGAACAATATTCATCTGCGCCCGGTGCTTTGCTGAAATATAGGCAAGGATTTGCACCGCCTACCGCTGTTCAACCCCAGAATATAAACCAAGCTTTCTTCTCGACTGTCCAAGAGGGGAAGCAAGATATGGAATATATATCTGGAATTTATAGTTCTATGCAAGGCGATCTTGGGCAACAGCATGATACATATAGAGGGTTGCTTGCTCAAGATGAGCATGGGACAAGAAGAATTAAAGCTTGGATGAATGATATAGTCGAACCTGCGCTTGAACAATTAGGAAGATGTTTCCAAGTGGTATCTCAGAATACATATAGGGCGCATAAGATTTTTAGAATTGTACAGCCATCTCATATCCAAGAAGAGAGAGAAGTAGAAATTAATGTACCTATCTATAATGATTTGGGCAATGCTATCAATATGTTTAATGACTATTCATCGGCTAAATTTGATGTTAGAATAGTAGCAGGGTCTACTTTACCAGTTAATAGGTGGGCATTACTAGAAGAATATTTTAGATGGTATCAATCTGGCCTTATAGACGATATAGCTATGTTGGCAGAAACAGATGTTCGTGGTAAAGAGAATATTCTTAAGAGAAAATCAATATACTCACAGTTAAAATCTCAGGTTGATAGTTTAGAGGGTGCATTAAAAGATAGAGATGGGACTATTGAAACATTATCAAGACAACTAATCCAGTCTGGTATTAGAGATGAGACTAAAAAAGGCTCAGAAGAGATCAAAAAACAGACACTCGATACCAAGGCTCAACAAAAATTACTTCGTGAAAGAATGAAAGATCAGGCAAAAGAAAACACGAGAGAGCCATCTAATAAAAAATAATTTGCATTTATTAATAAAAAAGGAGTAATATAATGCCAGAACAAGAAGCAGCTAACCTGCAAAACAGCCCTGTTTCTGTTGAAGATGCCATAACAGGCAAGCCCGGAGGCGATATTGATGATCCCGGTGATTTCTTCGCAGCTTTAGACGATCAAGTCAATGGGGCTTTTAATGAATCACCTCCACCTCCTCAAGAACAGAAAACCCCTGAAACGGGCCCTGTTGCCGAGAAGACACCCGATGCCAAACCGGCATCAGAACTCGAACGATTAGAAAAACGGTACTCTGATTCGAGTCGTGAAGCAAAACGACTTAACACTCGACTTCAAGAACTTGAACCTTATGCACCTTTACTT